TGAGGTTGTAGCTTCCGAGGGTTCGGTTAAGCTTGGATCTATTGGCACTTTCCCTGGCTATACTCGCCCAGCAAAGACTGCTCGTTCCCCTCGTGATGGTAGCACTATCCAGATTCCTGAGAAGCACGGCTATCCCAAGTTTAAGTTTGCTTCTAATATGAAGGTCTGTGAGTAATTAAGACAAATAAGAGGTAAGTAGGATACTGACCTCATAAAATACAGAAACCGTAACGGTGTTCGCCCCGGAGCTCGATGAAAGTCAGCTCCGGGTATTATATTTAAATGTATTTATATATAGGTGATATATGACTCGTAATCAACTTGTTAAAAGTATTGTTGAGGAAACGGGCTATGATAAAGAGATGGTTGCTAATGTGCTCGAAAGTTTTGAATATAAAGTAATGGATGCTATTGCTACAGAAGATAGTTTACAATTCGCTTTTGGGAAATTTTGGGGTGAAACTAAAGACCCATATAAGATTACTGGATTTTATTCTACTTTTGAAAAGATTAGAGCACTTGAGGGGTGGAGCCAAGCTAAAATAGGCTACCCTCACTTTAAATTCTCCAAACAAGCATTAATTTGTTTGAAAATTAGACCGAGAGAATACTTTGAGCAACCTGAGAACCGCTACACTTCTCTTGCAAGAAAGTTTAGAAAAGATTTGAATATTCCAGAAATTGCAGAATACAAAGATTTGCCTGAAGAAAAAATTGAAGAATTATGTAAACAGGCAGATGTTGAAAAACATGGAGAAATTAGTAGTTCAAGAGCTCGGTTCCTTCGTAGACATAATAACTGGAATAAAAAACGTGATGCCGCAAGAGACGAGATTAATGCAAAGATTCTTATTGATGAAGATTTGCAAAAACAACGTGATAATGGTGTGGCAGAAGAAGATTTAGTTGTTCGTCCAATCGAAGAAATTAAAGCCGACAAAGAAAAAGAGTGGATTGCTATTAATGAGCAATTTAAGAAAGATAACGCTGATTGGCTTAAAAGAAGAGAGGAAAGTTATAAGAAACATTATTACAAAGTTCAAGAACGTGAAGCTCAAAAGACCGCTGAACGTGAAGAACGATTCTCTCAACTTAGAAAAGAAAATCTTGGAGAAGATTATCTTGATGAATTGGATGATGACTACGAAGATTTAAATTGATTTTAATAAAGGTAAAGAGGTGATAAAGTTGACAGAGAAACAATTAAGGGAATATGTTGTGAATGAATTCCTTAAATGGGAAGGCTATAATAAGACAAACGGCGGTCACACCAAGATTGTGAACCTGTACAACTCTTTGTCTCCTTTGCCTTCTTCTTATAAATTGAAAAACACAGATGCTTGGTGTCAAGCAACTATTGGAGCTTTAGCCAAGTAGTTAAATTTGGAGAAAACTTTATTGCCAGAATGTAGTTGTAATAGAGCTATCGCACTGTATCAAAAAGCTGGATGTTGGAAGGAAGATGATTCTTATGTTCCCTCTATTGGTGATTTGGTTTATTATGATTGGCAAGATTCTGGTGTTGGAGATAATACAGGTGTCGCAGACCATGTTGGAATGGTTGTTTCTGTAACAGGCAAAACTTCTTTTATTGTTCTTGAAGGGAATTATTCTAATTCCGTTAAGAGACGCACAATGAAAATTAATGGCAAATATATTAGAGGATTTGCTTTGCCTGATTATAAGACTGCGGCTAAAATATATAAGATTACCACATCTACTACTACAAATACTACTACTTCAACCTCTACTGCAAGTAAATTGAAGATTACTGGTTGTACTTGTTATATGCCCCAACTTAAAAAGGGTCATGTGGATGATGCTGTGAAAGTGCTTCAAACTATTCTTAATTATTTAGGATATAGTTGTGGAACTGTAGATGGAAATTTTGGTTCTAATACAGATTCTGCGGTTAAAAAGTATCAAAAAGCTCAAGGATTAACTGCTGATGGAATCGTTGGGAAAGATACTTGGAAAGCACTTGCGTATGGTAAAAAGTGAGGAGGTATAATCTATGGCAAGTAGAAGGCCAAATATTACGCTAACTGATGTTGTGGTAGGATTGGCAAGCCTCTTCCGTACTACCATTAATGCTAACAACAGAAAAATAGAAGATGCTATTAATAGTTTACCTGATGTTGTTGTTTCTAAAGAGCAACCTACGGGTCAAAAAGCTGGAGATTTCTGGCTTCAAATTATTGATGACGAATAATAGCTTCTTTTATGTTTTAATATTTAATGGTTTAATATTTTAACAAATTAAAGTTAGCAAAGGTTTTAAAGGTTTAAGAGGTGTAAAATGGCTATCCAAAGTAATCAGAGGGTAAAGGCCGATATTGCAAAAGAGAAACGAAAGCTTAACGCAATTCAACGTAAAATGGAATTACAAGAAAAAAAAGAAGAATTCGGAGAAGCTTGGAAGCGTTCTTTAAAAGAAGAACAGAAAAAAGCCCTTGAAGATGTTATTGGTGACATTGATACTCCGAAGATTAAAGATTCCATTGATTACAACGCCTTTTTTGACCCTATTAATTTTTATAAAGATGAAAACGGTAAAGTAAGAGATTTCGATTATTAGAAATATCTTGATGCCGAAGAAGCTTATCAATCTGGTATTGATGAATGTGATAGAAAAATCGCTAACGAAGTTTCAGATGAAAAGGCTTCTACTAAAACTAAATTGCAAAACCAACTTGCAAAGGAAGATAACAAAAAGAAGAACGAACCCAAGATTCCTAATTATTTACAAAAGTATTATCAAAATTGGGTGAAATATCTTCATCGTTTTGTTCCTTTGTATGATAAATATGTATGTACTTGTTGCGGTAAACCAAAAGTTCAGGACGATTATTTTTTGGTTTATGCAGAAACCGATATGGGTAGAATCGCTCCTGATGGTAAAATGTATTCTCATATTTGCAAAGATTGCTGTAAAAAACTTTATGAGTATCTTTATTATGAGAAAGCAAATAAAGATGGTGAAGAAGCTATGAAATGGCTTTGCAGCTATCTTAATATATACTTTGACGATATTACTTATTTTAAAGCTAAAGATGTTATGGATAAGAACGGTAAAAAGAACCATATTGTCGAAGAATATATGAGCGTTGTCAGTAGAAGCGCAACCTTAAAAGGTAAGACTTTTTTAGAGTCTCCTAATATCGGAAGCGCAAATGCTGGTTCTGGTGGTTCAAGCGAAAAAGCTAAGAAAATTATAGCGAGTGTTGATGGTAGTGTATCTAATGACACTGAGAGCACATGGTCAAAAGAAGACCTTAATGCTAAAAGATTGGTGTTAAAGATGGTTGGGTATGACCCGTTTTACTACGAAGATGAAGATACTCGTAAAATTCTTTATAAAGATTTACTCGGTATGCTTGAACAAGGTATGGAACTTGATGGCATGAAGGTTCAGGGTGCTATTCAAATTGTTCTTGGTTTTAAAAATATTCGTTAATTAAGCGAAAAATATAAACAAAAGACAATGGCAGACGCACCTGTTAAGGAACTTAAAGAAATTGCTGATTTGAAGAAAAAAGAGCTTGATACGATTACTGATTTTAGTAAAAACAATGGTTTTGGTGAACGTTTTGCTATTAGTAAAGCTAAAGGTGAAAATACGTTTACTGGAATTATGGCTAAAATGAACGAAATGAAATATGAAGATGCTATTCTTAATATGTATGATATTGAGACAAGTAAAAGTATTAATCAGGCTGCTGAAGCAAGTTTTGCAGCAATTTTTAGTCAGCTTAATATGAGTGAAGCTGAAGTTTATAAGACTTGCCAAGACCAACTTAAAAAGCTCGTTGAAGTGCAACGTGAAAATACTACTCTTAAAGAAAATTTAAGGTTGGCAAAACGTGAAATCGCAGAAATGAAGCTGGAAAAAGAAAAAGAAGCATACGAAAAAGAAAACGGTTCTCAAGAAGATTGGGGTGGTTATTAAATGAAAAGGTTATCTCATGAAGAATTTGTAGAACTAATGAAAGATATAAATAACAAAATTGATTTTTTATCTGAATATAAAGGCTCCCATAAAAAAATACATTGTAAATGTAAAGATTGTGGGAAAGATTGGTGGGCAATGCCAGTTAATTTAAGAAGAGGAACTCGTTGTCCATTTTGTTTTAGAGAAAAATTGTATGCTGATAGAAGATTATCTCAAGAAGAATTCGAAGAGCGATTAAAAAAGAATTATCCCACTATAACAGCTTTAGGAGAATATAAGGGGTAGGATTCTTATGTTTTATGCCGCTGTGAAAAATGTTAGAAAGAATTTAATGTGTGGAGTGGAAGTATTCTTTTAGGGAAAACAAAAGAATTATGCCCAGATTGTAGAGAAGATATTAGGTCAACACGTTTGTCTCCAGAAGAATTTTCTAATCGAGTAAAGAATATTAATCCCGATTTAGAAGTAATTGGACGATTTACAACCACAAGAGAAAAAGTTTTGATGAAATGTAAAAAATGTGGAAATGAATTTGAAATTCGTCCTAATTTATTATTAAGTCATCATTGTGGATGTCCAATTTGTGCTGAATCAAAAGGAGAAAGAAGAATAACACTATTTTTAGAAAAAAACGATGTCAAATATTTTAGACAATATAAATTTGAAAACTGTAAAGATAAAAAGTGTTTGCCTTTTGATTTTTATTTGCCAGATTATAATATTTGTATTGAATATGATGGCTCTTAGCATTATATTGTTTCTAATTATTTAGGTGGACAAAAGAAATTGGAGTACACTCAAAAGCACGATAAAATTAAAACTGATTTTTGCAAAAAAGAAAATATTAATTTAATAAGAATACCTTATTATAATTATTCAAAAATAGAAGAGATTTTACAAGAAGTCTTAAAGGTAGGTGATGCTGAATAATGGGAGTCAATGTTATTTTTAAAGACTTCTCTTATTGAAGTAAGAGATTTTACCGAAAAGACTTGAGATTTTTGAAAAATATACCAAAATTATCCAGTGGGGTAGAGCAAACCCTACAAGGTTTATTGAAGATTTTTTTAAGATTCAATTGACCGATATGCAAAAATATGTATTATTAAGTAGTTGGGCTCCAGCAAACGTGGTGTGGCTTATGGGCCGTAACAGTGGTAAGTCATTTTTGGCCTCTCCTTTTATGATGGCAAGAGCTTTGTTGTTACCAAATACTAATACATATATTATGGCTCCGAGTGGTGGACAGGCACAAGAGACCTTTCAAAAAATGGAAGATATTGCAAAAGGTAATATTGCTTCTTTGCTTGGCACAAGCTCGGTGTTTTTAGACGAATGTGTAAGACAAAATGCAGCAGCAGACCCGTTTACACATCCTAAAAGTGGTTATTCTGTAAGTTTGTATAATGGTAGCACTATTAATACTTTAAATAGTGTCATTAAAAATATCGTAGGTATCAGGTAGAAAATCTGCCGTTCTAAAATGAAGCTAATTTATATGGGCGTTTGGACTTAGAGCCGCCCAAAGAGGAGATTTGTTTTTGGAAGAAAATTATATCGTTTATAAGCATACTTGTAAAGATAATGGAAAAGTATATATAGGTTTAACAGGAACTTCATTATTAACAAGAACAGGTTATAATGGAGAAGGGTATTTACATAAAAAGAAAAATGGAGATTGGGTTCAACCACAAATGGCTCGTGCTATATTAAAACATGGTTGGGATAATTTTGACCATGAAATTCTTTTTGAAAATTTAACTAAAGAAGAAGCTGATAAAAAAGAAAAAGAATTAATCGCTTTTTATGATTCAAGGAATCCAGAAAAAGGATATAATACAAGAGAGGGTGGCTCAAACGGGTCTTTAAGTGAAGAAGCAAAAGAAAAACTTAGAGAAACAATGAGTGGACGTTACGATGGCGAGAAAAACCCCTTTTATGGGAAGACCCATTCTGAAGAAACCAAAAAAATTATTCGGGAGAAAAACAAAATTCATTCGGCTAATCGAGATATTTCACGGGAAAACAATCCAATGTGGGGAAGAAAACTTACTCCTGAAGAACGAGAAAAAAGAAAAAGTATGCTTGGCAAGCATCATTCAGAAGAAACAAAAAAGAAAATGAGTGAAGCAAGAAAAAAGTGGTATAAAGAACACCCAGATTATAAATGTCCACCCAGAAGTGTAGAGTACAAACAAAAAATGAAAGAAGCTATGACTGGAAGAACTATGAATGAAGAGTGGAAGAAGAAAATTGGAGAGAGTCATGCTCCTTATAATTGTATTTGTGTTGAAACAGGAGAGGTTTTCCCATCTATGGCTGAAGCGGGAAGATTAAAGGGAGTAAACAAAGCCTCTATACAAAGAGTCCTTAGTGGGAAACAAAAGACCGCTGGTGGTTTCCACTGGGGAAAAGAAATAAAACAAAAAGACATTTTAGAATGATTAGAGGGCAAAATCGGTGAAGCCTAAGTTGATTAAATATGGTAATACCGAGTTAATCTATTAAATAGCGAAAGGTTGATAGATAATGTAACGCATAGAAACTGAACAAATATAATGTTTCCACGAGTGTCCTCCACGTTATCCAAATACGTGAAAATGTATGCTGAACTTATAAGAAATTATAAGAAGTAAAGACAAAAAACTTTACGATAACACTTTGCGAATTTTTCAGTTTACGATGAGGCCGGAAAAATCGACAGGACGTTCTACGCTCTTTCTCGACCTTTTACGGCGCAAGATACAAACTTTATAACGGGTGATGGGGTTAACACAGATATTTATCCTTTGCAGATGCCAAACAAAAAATTGTTGTTAAGTTCTGCTGAGGGAATTGATAGTGAATTATATGACCAATATAAAATGGCCTTCCAAAGAATGCTTTTGGGAGACCCTAATTATTTTGTATGTGATATAAGTTGTGAATTTTCGCTTCATCCCATGATGAACGGTAAGCCTATGAAACCATTGATTACTCAAGATGAAGTTGATAACGCATTTGCAACTAATCCATATAAAGCAGAGAGAGAATACCACAACAGGTTCGATAGAGACGGTGGCGAAGATGTTTTCGTTAAGCGTTCGGTAATTTTGAAAAATAGCTTTTCTTATTATCCAGAATATGAAAATGACGGTACAAAGAAATATATCCTTGTTTTTGACCCGGCTTCGAAATTGGATAATAGTGTTGTTATGATAGCAGAACTCTTTAGAGATGAATCTAAGGGGTTAATGGTA